GTTTTACGATACCAGAATGGGTACCGGTATTCGGTGGAAAATCATGGAGTATGAGTATCCCGACGCTGAGAGAGGTTAAGCTGCCTCGACTTGCAACTGGAACTGTTGTGCCAAAGCAGGCAGGTGAATTTGCCGCGATTCTTGGTGACAACAATCGGGAGACGGAAGTTGTCTCACCATTATCAACAATTCGTCAGGCACTTAGGGAGGAACTTGATTCTTCAGAAAGAGATGTGAATGTATATATTGTTGCTGAAGGAGATGAAGCAGGATTTATGAGATATATTAAATATTCATATGATAAAGAATCACAGCGTGTAGGTACAGATTTTACAAAGGTGGAGCCGGCATGATAAAGATAGATGGAAAACAGTATGATGTACCAATAACAGAATTGGGACTGGATGTAGAATTTCAGTATAAGTTTGCAGAGAGAAATGAAAAATATGAATTGAATTATGAACTTGGCGCAGTGTTTTATAACCAGTCTATAACATTTGCTACTACGGACACAACGAATAAAGACTTTGTTGCACTGGTGCAACTTTTAAGTACGAAGAGCAGTATTGATGATGGTACCGGTCATGAAGTAGAAATAAGGACACCTATGGGGAAAATGGTATTTCTTATGTATCCAAACAAACTTTCAATGAAGATGAAGAATACAATTAATAAAGACACAAATGAAGAATATACGAAGTGGGGCGGGTTCACAGTGAAGTTTATAGCGATTAAACCAGCAGAAAGATGGTAAGTATGAAGAAAATGCAAAGAACAAGCTGTAGCGCACATATGAAATTTATCGATGTAACAGCATTATCAGATGCAAGCGTGGCTACAGATGATAACCAGTCCATTGGAAATCTTGAATCTTTGGAAGTTGAGACAGATCAGGCGGATTATGGAACATTTGAATTAAACCAATTTGTGTTGGATGGAAATAAGAATGTTATGCCGGATTTACCGGGCGACATTGTATTTTGGAGTGTTGAACAGTCGGGAGAGGACTGTTTATTTCAGAAAAATCCTAGACTTACGATTACTTTTAGTGCACAGCATTCATCGGCCGGAATTACGTTGTATTTTGCAGATGAATATCCTGCGGAGTTGACAATTACCTGGTATACATTATCTGGAAGTAAGTTGGATCAAAAAACATTTTATCCCGATAATTTGGTATATGCATGTGTTCATCAAGTCGCAAATTATGGAAAAGTTGTAATTGAATTTGTCAGGACAAGGTTGCCAAAGAGATATATAAAACTACGATATATTTTATATGGACGCTACATTGAATGGACTGGCGATGTGATCAAGACTGCCAAGATACATGAGGAGATCAACGAGATCAGTACTACATTATCCATTAACACAGCAAGCATATCAATATTGGATGCAAAAAACGATTTTGATATCAGTAATGAAAATGGATCGTGGAGGTCTGTACAGAAAACACAGGAAGTAACCTTTACGGAGAACAAAGATGGTGTAGATATTCCGGTAGGAACTTTTTTCATTGATACATCGGATTTTAAAAATAATACAGCAAGTTTCAAATTGAACGACAGAATTGGTCTGATGGATAATTATACTTTTTATAATGGGAAAATGTACACGAATGTACTGGCAGGAAAATTATTAGAAGAAATATTTGCGTGTGCAGCAGTAACAAAATTTATCATTGATGAAGAGGTATACAATACAAAATTAAATGGTTATCTGGCTGTACAGTCATGCAGAGCGGCACTTCAGATGATATGTTTCGCGTGTGCAGCAGTTGCGGATGACAGTAGGAGTGATGTTATTCGGGTTTTTAAACCAGATCGATATGTCAGTTCAACAATTGATACAGAAAGAAAATTCAATAACAAATCAAATGTAAAATTGGACGAGTATGTATCAGGGGTTTCTATTGAATGTGGAAAATATGATTTAGAAACCGGAGATTCAGACATTTTTAAGGATAATCTTCCAAAGGGCAAATCAAAAATAACATTTTCAGAACCATGTGATCCAGAATCATTGAAATTATCAAACGGAGCTTTTATAGAAAAGCATACAAATTATGTGGTTGTTCAAATGGAGACAACCGGTGCATGCGTGATCACAGGAAAAAGATATAAAAAAACTACATTTTCATATACAAAAAATGTGGATCATATTGAGGCAGGCGAATCCGAAAATATCAAGAAAATAGGGACAATTACACTGTACAATATGGAATACTTAGATACTGTTGCTGAAAAGTTACTATCATATTATGGATTAAGAAAAATTCTCAGCATGAAATATATTTTGAATACAGAGAGCGTGAGTAATTGGGTAAATGTGGTAGACAAGAATAGTAATATTGCAACTACGTTGATTGAGCAGCAGGATATAGACCTGACAGGAGGATTTATCGCAACGGCAACGTGCCGAGGATATTCAGTAGTTGTTACGGAAAATTACTTCGCCGGAACTGAATTATATACAAGAGGAGATGTGATCATCTAATGGAAATGAGACCAATTATATACAGTGCAAAATTATCCAGTCAGAAAGTCACAACGAAAACCAAAGTTACAATAACGGTTGTGGCAGATGATGTAGAGACATATTACACAGAAACAAAATATACCAGATCCAGCAATCATGAACTTATAGCTGGACAGGAGATAGGAGTGATTTAATGGCAATTGTAAAAGTAAGGGTACAGGTTGATGGAGTGTGGACGAATCTCACATTGAGCAATGGAAAATGGGTTGGAACAATTACAGCCCCTGCAACCACATCATACAATCTGGCCAATAAGTATTATCCAATTAAAATTGAGATTACCAATGATGCAGGAACTGTAGTAACGAAAGATGCTACAGATGCCACTTTAGGAGAAGCATTGAGACTGATCGTAAAAGAAACGATGAAGCCTACGATCACACTGGTATCTCCATCAAAAGGCGCATATGTGACAAATAATAAGCAGCCGATCACCTTTAAGGTCGTGGATGAAGCTGGAGGCTCTGGTGTGAACCTGTCCACCGTCAAAATAAAAGTAGACAGCACTACATACACAACTTCAAGCACAGGAATGGTAAGCAAAGGGATTACAAATGGTTATCAATTTGTGTTTACACCGCAGACAGCTCTTAAGGATGGAAGCCATACGATCACGATCAATGCGTCAGATAATGACGGCAATGCGGCAACGACAGTTTCTTCGACATTTACGATTGATACAGTTCCGCCAACACTTACGATTTCATCACCTGCAGCAGGGCTCATCACAAACAAAGCAGCACTGAACGTGATAGGAAAGACTAATGATGCAACATCCAGTCCGATTACACTGACAATGACTTTAAATGGTACAAGTCTTGGAACAGTGACGGTAGGATCAGATGGAAGTTTTACAAAGGCTGTGACACTTGCAGAGGGAACAAACAGCATTGTGGTGACTGCAAAGGACGGAGCCGGTCAGACGACAAGCATCACACTGAGTGTTAAGCTTGATACAACAGTTCCAGAATTAAAGGGAATCACACTTTCGCCAAATCCGGTAAGTACGAGTGCAAGTGTAGCTATCACGGTTGAGGTAAGCTGATGGCATCCGGAACGATCAGCTTTGAACTGTCAACAGACATCACTTATGTTGCCGGGACTGTAAATGGTGTTGAGACAGTTTTTATCCAGGACGAGGCGTATCCGGTCAAGTGGAGAGCAACGGTAGATGTGGCAGAGGACAGCTTATACCATATATATCTTGAAATGTATGATGAAGCAGGTAATAAGAGTACCTACGAGAATACGATCGAGTATATTCTGCCGTGGTTTGTGTATGATCGCACACAGGAGGATGTAGACCGTGTACAGG